GAAGAATGTGTTACGTAGAAGCGAACCAATTATTGCTATCGGTGGGGGTGTGCTATTAGACTTGGTAGGATTTTGTTGTAGTATCTATCGTAGAGGTATTCCTTATGTTAGGATACCTACAACATTGCTAGCCATTGTTGATGCCAGCGTTGGTGCAAAGACTAGTATTAATCACTTTGACCGCAGGAATAGAATAGGTAGTTTTTATCCTCCTGTATCTACCTTAATAGACAAATCGTTTATTAAGACACAGGATCGTAGAGAAATTGCTAACGGTATGGCCGAGATTTTAAAATTGGCCATAGTGTTAGATTACAACTTGTTTGAAATGATGGAGTTAGCGCCACAGCAACTCTTAAGTCAAAAGTTTCAGAATCATGTATTGGCTGATCAGATCATAGACAGAGCAATATCTGGAATGACACAAGAACTCAACGATAACTTGTGGGAAAGAGATTTACAAAGACCCGTAGACTTTGGTCACAGTTTTAGCCCTATGGTTGAAATGAAAAATGTACCAAAGTTATTACATGGTGAAGCAGTAATATTGGATTGCTTGTTGAGCAGTTGTATAAGCAATCTAAGAGGATATCTGTCTAACGATCACTTAGAGAGAATTTTTAAAACAATTAAAAATTGTAGTTTGCCAACAGAGCATGAAGATTTCTATGACGTAGATTTGTTATGGAAAGGACTCAATGATGTTATGACACATCGCAATGGTAATCAATACCTTCCAATACCTATTAGTATTGGACGTTGCGAAATCATCAACGATGTAACCTACAATGAATTACAACAAGCCACACAGAGGTTAAAGAGTTTACAATGAAGACAGTAGTTATTACAGGAACAAGTAGAGGACTAGGACTTTCGATAGCAGAAAAGTTTATTGCTGCCGGCTGGCACGTAAACGGCATTGGCAGAACTGCGCCCGAAGGATTAACAAACTATACACACTATACAGCAGATATTGCAAACATTAGCCAAGTACATAGTGCATTTGATACTATACGCAAAGTCGGTACAAAGATAGATTTGTTAGTCAACAATAGTGCGGCATTCCATGGCGGATCATTCGATAGTGTCGATTATATTGATATCTGCACTATAGTAGATACAAATGTTAAAGGCACGATGTACGTGACCATGGAAGCCTTAAAGTCTATGCAAGCAGGTAGCAGAATTGTTTTTATTAACAGTGTTGCTGGACTTAGAGAAATACAAAATCAAAGTTTGTATTGTGCAAGTAAAGCCGCACTAAGAAGTTTTGCTGGCATTATTGGACAAGAACTTCGCGGTAGAAAAATTAAAGTTTCTAGCATTCACCCAGGTGGTATTAATACTACGTTGTGGAATGAACAGAATCCTTATCCGTGTGGTAAGGCAGAAGATGCACTAGATCCTGCGATTGTTGCAGATGCAGTGTTCCATATTGCTGAAGTTCCACATACAACAGAAATTAAGACAATTACAATGTTTCCAGAAGTGGAGTGGCACTAATGTACGATATTGTTTTTATCAGTTACAGTGAACCAAATGCAGAAGCCAATTGGGAACGTCTTAAAAAACGTTTTCCTTTGGCTAAACGTGTCAAAGACGTCAAAGGTATTCATCAAGCACACATTGCCGCGGCAAAGAAATGTTTTACAAAAATGTTTTGGGTAGTAGACGGCGATGCAGAAGTATTAGAAGATTTTAACTTTGACCATGAAGTAAGTGAATACGACTTAGACGTTGTACATGTATGGCGCAGTCAAAATCCTATTAATGGATTAGAGTATGGTTATGGTGGTGTTAAACTACTTCCACGCAAACTTACATTAGACATGGATGTTACTAAGCCTGATATGACAACTAGCATTAGTACAAAGTTCAAGGCAATGGATCAAGTGTCTAACATCACTGCTTTTAATACTGATCCTTTTAATACTTGGAAAAGTGCATTCCGTGAATGCGTAAAACTTGCCGCAAAAGTCATTGACGGACAGGTAGATGCAGAAACGGAACAACGATTAATGACATGGTGTACGTATTTCCAAGATAAGCCACATAATGACTGGGCCTACTTAGGTGCTGAAGATGGTAAGATGTACGGTATGCAAAAGGCAGGAGACTTAGAAGCCTTGAGCAAAATAAATGACTTTGAGTGGTTACATGCATTCTTTTCAAGATATCCCGTTCCAACAAATAAGTAAGTTTGGTCAACGGACCATGCTAGATCGTCCCTTGTTCAACGTTAGTTGGATACTGGGACGTTTTTGTAATTACAACTGCTGTTACTGCTGGCCTTATGCTCGCAGTGACAAAATAGATCACCAACCGCTTGAAGTGTATAAATCCACCGTAGATGAGATTAAGCGTCAAGCGCGAGCCAATGGGTTTAACCAGTTCCATTGGTCGTTCAGCGGAGGTGAGCCTACTGCATATAAACACCTAAACGATTTAGTCAAACACTTAGATGAACTAGAAAGTTCCTATCAAAGTATACACATGACTACTAATTTAAGTCCAGGTAGTAAGTGGTGGAACACTTGGTGTAAGAATACAGACATGTTACAGCGCCGAAGTATAACAGCCAGTTTCCATGATGAGTTTGCTAAAGAACAAGAGTTCGGAGATAAGTGCTTACAGTTACAGTATGAACTAGTTCATGTAACAGTTAATCAAGTCATGGTTCCTGAAAAGTTCTATGAACTTTATGATAGAATGGAACGACTACACAAGCGTGGTATTAATGTAACCCTCAAACCGCAAAGCGATCCAACAGCCAGCGGCGTTGTTGAAGGTTACACTGAAGACATGATTAACAAGATGCAAACAGGATTCCCACAAAGAGCCAATGGAGAAGACATATACCAAATTGCACTATATGAAGAAAATGGTACAGAACACTTACTAGATCAAGCAGAACGCTTCAATGCTTTTGGATTTAACAAATTTAAAGATTGGACTTGCAATGCTGGCTATCAAAGTGTTATAATAAGAAGCACAGAAGTCAAACGTAGTTATAGTTGTCATGACCAACCATTGGGAAATATTTTAACAGGATTTGATTTGTTTACTGAACCTAAAAAATGTATTACACCTAGTTGTGTTAGTTCAGCAGACAGTAAGATACCAAAATGCAAATAGACACAGAACACTTACATCATTGGATGCAAGCCATTCGACAAAGTCCAGATCCTATGCGGACCATGGATGCGTTCTGGTCTGGTCAACTTAAAAGCAAAGAGTGGCTAATACAAAATTTAAGGCCACATATTAAAAAGTTTGTTACTGTTGACATTCATGGGGGCTGGGTAGGTGTACTTGCTAGTATGCTATTTCAAAGCGATGTTCCTGTAATTAATATTCGTAGCATAGATATAGATCCAACGTGTGAACCTATTGCTGTAAACATGAATAAGTTAGAAGAAATGGTTGGCAAGTTCCGTGCAGTGACCGCAGACATGTGTGCTATTCGCAGTGATGCAGACGTAGTTATTAACACCAGTTGCGAACATATTACACAAGACCAGTACGATATATGGCTATCGGGTATGCCGTTAAGTAGTCTAATAGTTTTACAAAGTAATAATTACAATATACCTGAACATGTTAGAACAGCCAGCAGTTTAGAAGATTTTAAAACTCAAAGCAATTTAAATGTACTTTGGGCAGGTGAACTAGAGTTACCGCTATACAAAAGATTTATGATTATAGGAAGACAATGAAAATTTTAATGACAGGATCCAGTGGATTCATAGGACAACATCTTGCTCCGCTACTAGAAAAAGACAACGAAGTTTATCACTTAAAAAGTGACCTCCTAGACTTTGACGGTGTTAAAAAAGAAGTCAGCGACTTTGCGCCTGAAATTATTGTACACCTTGCCGCACGTACAGAAGTGGAAAAGAGTTTCTATGAACAAACTACATTCAGTCAAATTAATTACGTAGGTAGTGTCAACTTAATTGAAGCAGCCAGTCGCGTAGAAGGACTAAAGAATTTTGTATTTGCTAGTACCATGGAAGTTTACGGTTGGCAACCTATCAGTGATCAAGTAAGATACAAAGGTGTACCTGACGAGTTCGTTGCCTTTGATGAAAACACACAGCCTAATCCTAATGCACCTTATGCTGTAGCCAAGTATGGTGTTGAAAAGTATTTAGAATATGCACATCGTTGTTTAGACTTGCCTTTTACTGCTATTAGACAAACTAACTGCTATGGTCGTAAAGACAACGACTTCTTTGTCACAGAACAATTTATCAGTCAAATGCTGTTAAACCCGCATGAAGTAGAATTTGGTTATGCAGAACCATACAGAAACTTTATCTATATCAGCGACATGCTCGATGCATGGATGGCAGTTATTACTAAACCACACTTGGTTAATACAGGAAAAATTTTAACCATCGGCCCGGATAATCCTATTAAGATTTCAGACTATGCCGCAATGATAGCATCTAAGATAGGCTGGAGTGGTAACATTCACTGGGGTAGAAAACTACATCGTCCTGGAGAAATTTATTGGTTAAACAGTAACCACAATCTTATTACAAAGTTAACAGGCTGGGAACCTAAAATAAGTCTCAGTGATGGACTAGATAAGACTATTGAATTCTGGAGAGAAAAATTAAATGCTAAATGAACTACAAGTACACTGGGATAACAAAGTTATCGACTATGACTTAGAGAAGTACAACTGGCCTGCATGGGCATTGGGTGTTATCCAAGAAGTTGCTCCGCAAGTTAAAGAACTTGAAACATTGCACGAAGTTTTGACTCCTGCTGAAATTGTTCGAGTGAGCCAACATGTACAAAATGCTTGCAGTCGCAGAGACTTCATGGAACGCTTTGATGAGTTTGCTGAAAGTATTGTACCACAACGCATTGGCAACAGACGTTACATGATTCAACGTCAAGGTACACTTCGTGTTGTTATTCCTAATCAAGCAAAGGTAGGACGTAGACTTGCTTTCCATCAAGGTATCTTTGTAGGCAATGGTCGCGGCTGTCGTACTATTTGGACTCCATTTACTAAAGCAGAAAAGACTAACACTATGTGGATGTTAGACTTGGACATTAGTAGAGAAATTACAAAACGTGTTCTAGCAGAAAAGTGGAGTTTAGAAAAGTTTGAAGAAGAAAGTTTAAAACATGCCTGGCCTGTAACATTAAAGCCTGGACAAAGTCATTTGTTTTTCCAAGAGCATATTCACGGTAATGTAAACAACGATGAAGGTTATACTCGTGTCAGCATGGATATGCGTATCCTTATCGAAGGCGAAGAGTGGGGTCGTAGATTGCCTGGCGGGTTTATGCGACTACCTGGCGACTATGAAGTATCTGAAGTAATGGATTACACAGGTAAGAGTTTTATTACCTACGCTGGCTGGAACAGTAAGTTCAGCAAAGACATTCCATTGCCTATGCAACGTGCTATCATTGAGCCTTACTGTCAAAAGAACAAAATTGCCTACACTAGTTACGAGTTTGAAAACGAACACCTAGATTGGCAACCAGGATTAGAGTATTACATTAAAGAACGTCCAGATGGTATTGTGCTATGTAGTATGTACTGTCTAACTGATGATGTACAAAGACGTAGTGAAATATTACAACTAGCGTTAGACTTGGGTGTTGAACTACACTTTGCCAACGAACTTACAAGTTTAAAAACTAAAAAAGATTTAGAAAAGATTGAAACTTATCTAAACTTTGCAGTGCCTAAAAAAGGTCTTTACGTCTGGGAAGAATAATGAGAGGACATATAACACCTCACTGGACCAGCGGTCAGTTGCCTTTTGTTAATTACGAAAGTCAAGAAAACATACGTCGAGGATTTTCTCCCATTGACTATGGAGATGTGTATTCACAAGTAGAAGTATCTATGGACATACACAAAGGACTACATCCTGTGTTTGATATGTTAAAATTAGAAGAATCATTTAGTTGGTTGTCTAATATGATGTATGCTGTACATTGTATGAAACCAGGATGTGCATTACCAGAACATTCAGACAAATATCCTTACTTTATTAAAACAACTGGCGCCGACATTAATTCTATTCAGCGTATAATTGTATTCCTAGAAGATAAAAAACCTGGACACAGATTTACACTTAACGGTGTTGATTTAGATAATTGGATTGCAGGTGACTGGATTAGTTGGGTTGGCGCAGATAGACATGGCGCCTACAACGAAGGCACTGAGAATCGTTATACTCTACAAGTTACTGGAATCATTCGCGGATTAAATCTAACGTAACACAATGAAATCCGCCACCTAATGTGCGTTGTTGTCTTGCTGGCAGCATCGCACATTCTATTTTGTGCTTCTCTAATTCTTTTCTAAGTTCGTGTTGATGATCTGGTATTGCTACTAGATTAGGATTAACAGAAAAGATATTCATTGCTACCCATTTACTACTATTACAGTAACCCGGATAGTGTTCAACTTCACCGGGATCTGGTGCCCACACAACGTCCCAACTTTGTAAAGGCTTAGGTAGTTGATCCTTGCTTTTAATTCTACTAGGATTCAACAGCATTAGTCCTTCTCTTAGTAGAGTAATAGTACTGTCGATATGCATGTAACTATAGACACCTTCTAATGTCCACACACGTTTACTGCCTACTAGACTTTGTAAGTATTCTGCACCTTTCTTGTTGCCACTATTGCTAACAAGATAAATCAAATCATCGTTAACACGCAATACATTTGCCGCATCAAAGCAAGGCTGTGTTTCATTTAAGGCAAGTGTGTCCTTATCACCTAGACATTTTAAATTATACAGTTCATCATTACGAGTTAAAGGTGCTTCAATATATCTTGCACCTAACATGTGTAAAGGTTGAAAATGTTTGTGCATGGCCAAATACTCTTTGTGTCTTGCACGTAAAGGTTGTGGCGATGCTAGTATCATATCTCTATAAACTAACACACTGTCTCTAGGACAGTAATTGTAATAGTTAGGCAACGGCGTGCGTTTTGGTCTTAATACTTCTACACTTTCTTTTCTAAGAAAATCACAGAACACTTCTAAGTCTTCGTTGGCTTCGTCGATTACTTGTTGCGGATAAAGACCTTGTGGTATATCCTTTTCGTCTTTTTTGTCTGCGTAATTAACTACACGTAAACTTATATCTAAAGGGGGAATAGTTGCACCATCGGCAACTCCTACAATAACACTCTTTAAAGGACTCCACTCGTTTTTACTTAACATCTTTAAATACTTTCATTTGTGATAGGTCTGGGTAATCTTTGTCAGTCCATATTTTTGGACTTTGTGTAACTGCTGTTTTAAATTTGTCTATGCCTAACTGTGCAGTTTCAGGAGTCATGTAGTAATGATATCCTAGCATGTCTATGTCTTGTTCGGCCCAAGGAACTCTAGGAAGCCTGCCATCGTAGGACATTTTTTTAAGATTAACATAATCAGCATAGTAGTTACAAAGTATAACACCACCTCGACCTAAACCCAGATGTTTTCTAAATTGAAAACTCACACACATAAAACTGTTAGGAATATAACTTCCTGATTTCCATAATACTGCCGCATCGTAGATATTATCTACAACATTGTAATAGTCTTGCCATTCTTCTTTTCTAAAGTTCCAGTTGATTCCTAGTTTTTCAAACGTCATAGGAACCGACAAGTATGTATTACTAGGACAACTTGCTTCTTTTATGTTTTTATATCTTAAACACAATTCAAGAGCGTGTGTGCATGAATCTGTGGCTACAGCATACGGAGCAGAATAAAATCCTGCTATTAATGTTTCAAATTCTTCTACGGCATTAAAGTTTAACATAATCTACTCTAGGATCTCCGTGGGGAAATTCACAAGGCCATTGTTCATAGGATGCTATGCTACTGCACCACTCTGCTGTATTAAGTTCCCAAATGTTTTGTTCGCAACCTCTATAAAACTGTGTCTTGGCAAGTTTAAATCTTCCATGCTTTTCTTGTACCGGAAACCATAGACGATTTACACGTTGTTGATTGCCAACAGGATTAGCATTGCTAGTAGCATAAAACTTTTTGTCCATGCCAAAATATTGTAAAGTAACAGGCACGTAGAACTGCGCGGCTGCACATTGTTGTCCTATGATACTAGTGTTCCTTGTATAAAAATGTGGACGATGTGTGAGATTAGTAAACACACAAGTTCTTGCTAGTATTCTATAACTTCCAGGACCCATTACATCGTCAAAACTGTGTGCGCAGACACCTCCAACATATCGGCCGTTGTATTCTAACATCCAGCCCTTCCACTCACGTTCATTTTTAAAACAGTCAAACATGGCCTTCTGACTGTGATTGTTTTCAAAGCCTCTGCGCTCTGCTTCCTTATAGAAGTCAGACAAATCTAAATCAGGAGTCCATTCGACTATTCTGTAACTCATTTGCTTTCCAACCAATGTCCGTCAAGTGTTTTACAATAGTGTTCTATCTTGCTTCTTAGTTCATCAATTTTACTTTGGTCATGTCTTATATTAGTAATGATAAAGTAATTCATAATAGTGCTAGTGTGTAGAAAGAATTTTTTATTGTTTGATAAAAGTTTATCTATATTATCAACTAAATCTAAGCAATGAAATTCTACTTCTAAGTTTTTAATTTTATTCCAATTTTCAAAGACACGAGCATTATCTTTCATTAACAATTCTGCACCGCCCTGCGCACTAGATAGTCTAGGTTCGATGTCTAAGTTTCTTGCCCTAGCCCAATCTTCGCCAAACTTTTGATAATCAATTCCGTCCCATTTAGAATATAAATCTTTTTTAAATTCTATGTTATGTGGATTGATATCAAAGAACACAATTTTTTTAGCATTACTAGTTAACGCCATGTTCTCGCCTAGTAATCCATTAGCGGGGGATATTGCTACATCTGCCTGTATGTGAGGTGCGTTACCGTCCCACTGCCAAATGTTTACATATTCAAATGCAAGAAACTTTCTTAGTATAGATATTACTAGTCGCTGTGTCTCTTCAAGTTCAGGACTTACAGTTAGAGTTTTTAGACATTCTTCAAATAGTTCAGACCCTGTTGTTGGGTAAAAAAATCCACGAGAAGCAAGTTTAAATCTATCCTTGTCTAAATCTAAATTGTCTACTAGATCATCAATACTAACAAAATCTTTATGGAAGTCTGGATAGCGCCATTCAGCATCAAAGTTGACTACTTTAAATCCTTTTTGTAAAGAGTGTTCCATGACTTTAGTACCAAAGCCGATGTCCCTTTCAACAATTTTTTCAGATATGTGAATACTCAGCGGAGCATGACCATTGTTCATGTCTCCTTGTCCACGAATAAACTCTGGACCATTATCTGTGTACGAACTAGTAAAATCTAATTTACAATTTTTAAAAATTTTAGTATTGAGTATAAAACATTGCTCGTGTAAATGCGGAGTTCTATCTTCTGGATACCACATTAGGTGTCCTACAACACCAACATCTTCGGGCATGTTATGTATCTTTTCCCACAGATGATCACGATTAACAACAATATCACCAGCAGTTTCGACAAACAACCAATCTGCTTGGTCTAAGTACTGTGCTACGTCTTCATACCGGTCAACAACATAGATGGGATATTTCCCTTCACTTAGTTGATGTTGCCCAGCCAATGTTAACTGTAACATCTTTTTGTTTAACCAGTCACTATTAGTATAGGTCTTGACTGTAATAAAAATAACCCGATTCATCTTGTTGTTCCAATGCAAATTTCATCATAGACTTCCACTCAGGGGTTGAGTCATGATGATGTATTATTAAATGATAACGATCTTCGTTGCTGTTGTTATAAACGCTATGCTCGTAACTAATATTCATAGCATAAGCAGTACCTGGAGGAAAGTCTAAAGTAGTTCCGTCTCCCCAACGCCATTCACATCCGTTAGGATTAGTCAGTGCTACATTCACCGGCTCTGGCACACTATAAGGACTATCTTTGTGGGGAGCAATATATCCTCCTGCTTCTAACAACATAAATCTTACACGACCGTAACGTTGACTAGGGAATACATTCTTTAGCCAATTTACAGTTATAGGACATTGCTCTGCAATTTCAGTCCAGTGTAGATCTTTTGCAGCCTCATTAGGATTAGCATAACCATATGCGTCCCAACTAGCAGGTTTGTCTAAACCTAGTCCGTGTATAGGTAAACTCCACCATCCTTTATGATCGTATCCGTCGTTTTGTCTATAAAGAATAAACTTTGATCTCAAAGACTTTGCTTCTTCGGCCATTTGCTCGAAAGGAATAGGCAAGTCAAGTTTTAAACACTTGGCATCACTAAACAAATATTCTCGAGAATTTGGTAAAGGGTCTTTGCTAAAATTCATACAGTACTTATTTTATTTTACCACCATGGAAAGAAAAAGTAAATATCGTATGTTTAAATTTACAGAGTTAGAAACAGTCCATTTAGAAATCACTAATAACTGTCAGGCTAGTTGTCCAATGTGTGCTAGAAATTACCATGGTGGGCAAGATAATCCCCTTATCAAACTTACAGGTTGGACATTAGACGAGTTCAAAACTATCTTTACACAAGAAGTTATGCAACAGTTAAAGGGCGTCTACTTCTGCGGAAACTTTGGTGATCCAATCTTAAACAATGACCTAATCCCTATGGTCAAACATCTTGCAGAACACGCACCAGAATTAGTAGTAAACATTCACACTAATGGTGGTGCAAGAAAAACCGAATGGTGGGAAGAACTTGCTCGCGCAATGCCCAAGTACCATAATGTATGTTTTGGTATCGACGGTTTAGAAGATACACATCATATCTATCGTATTGGCACTACCTATGACAATGTAATTAAAAATGCTAAGGCATACATTGCTGCCGGTGGTCGTGCAGAATGGGCATTTATTAAATTTAAACACAACGAACATCAAGAACAAGAAGCAAGAGATCGTGCTGCCAGTTTAGGATTTCATCAGTTTACTCTTAAAAACTCTAGTAGATTTTTAGGAGAACCACGTTATAGAGTTATTGACAAAGAAGGTAATGTAACACATTATATCGAACCTCCTAGCGATAATAAGATGCATTTTATCAGCAAGGAAATGATAGAACGTTACAAGGAAACTGTTATGCCTTTAGAGGTAAGTTGTAAAGTTCAAAAGAGCAAAGAAATTTATATCGATGCTTATAAGAATATTATGCCTTGCTGTTGGATTGGTAGTATTCCTTACACACAGTATGACTATGATAATGTTAACGCACACATCCGTAGCGAAATCAAACGTCAGTACAACGAACTAAGTCAAGACATGGGCAATACAAATGCCTATGAAGTTGGAATCAAGGGTGTTATAGATTCAGACTCGTGGCAGAATAAGTGGAAAACTTATTGGACTACTAAGAAGATGATTATGTGTGCAAGAATATGCGGACAGAATAGTACGTTTAGTAACCCAGACGACCAGTTCCTAGAAAGAGCAAAGATTAACTAAGTGTAACAGTAAAGCCTGCTTCTTGTGCAATCTTTACTAGTTCTTGTTTGTATTCTTCAGACGTAAAGTTTACTAACATTTCTTTGTCGTGGATTTTCCTCAGCCCAGAGACTTTACCAGACTTTAATGCACGATTCATCCAACGGGTGATAGTTATTTGTATAATGTGTCGCCAATCGTAGTCGCCGCCTTCTACTGTAAATCTAGTATAGCCCTTAACAACATCTGGTAATAAAACACGAATGTTAAGATGTATTCTTTCATGTGCGCCAAAGTTACTGGCAACGTGAATATTGCCAGTATTCATTAACCATAAACTTCCGTCTACTGGCAAATGATACATTTTGTCTTCTTCAAGATCGATAATTCGACTATACTCGTTTGATAGGATGCTCATGTGTATGCGATCATCAGGATCGCTGTGCGCCATATAACTACCCTCGGGCTTGAGTTTTAGTAAACGTGCTTCGCCGATGTTACCCAAACTAGACAGTACTTCGCCTAGCGGAGTGCCCACAAACTCCTGCTTGATTCTGTAAGGTCCGTTGAACAATCTTCCTTCGTCTGTTTCGTTTAATTGGACGAATCGCTCAAAGTAGGGCATAGCCGCTACTTGATCAATAATGGGCTGGATCGGAAATTGCTTGTCTAATTTTTTTAACATTTAAATACCTATATGATATTAGAAAACGTAAAGCAGTTATATCAACATACACCTTACCAAAACATCTTGCACGATGTAGACGGTGTTGCAATTCCGTTTGATCCGCAATGGCGTAATATTGCTGTAAGTGTCAGCGGTGGCGCAGATTCTGCCCTACTTGCTTACTTATTATGCGACTTCATTGAAAAAAACAAATGTGACACTACTGTACACATTATTAGTCATGTACGTTGTTGGAAGACACGCCCATGGCAACGCTACAACAGCCTAGATGTTTATACAGCACTAATAGCCAAATTTAGAAATATTCGTTTTGTAAGACACGAAAACTTTCTTCCTCCTGACTTCGAATGGGGAACTAAAGGTCCTACAATAGTTGACGAGTACGGACAACTCAATAGCGGAGACATTATTGAGATTAGAGCATTTGCAGAGTACATTGGACACAAAGAAAGTTTAGATGCCTACTTCAATGCTGTAACACATAATCCGGACATCGAAATTGAAGGAGCAATGAGCAGACGTAACATTGAACCAACGGTAGATAATATCAGCAAGATGATTACAACACACATGGGCAAAGTTAGTTGCCATCCTTTTAGATTTGTTGATAAGAGTTGGATCTATAAACAATATCAGCGTCTAGATATTTTAGACTTGTATAATCAGACTAGAAGTTGTGAAGGAGAGTTTCCTGATATGACTTACGAAAACTATACTCCTGGACAATATGTTCCTAAGTGCGGCAAATGTTTCTGGTGTGCCGAACGTTCGTGGGCGGAACAACAGTAATGGATATCTATCACGTTTGGGCAGACAAGCAAGGTGATATTAGTGACCTAGCATGGGTCAACAACATGAAATCTTTTCTAGATCATTTAGTCAATGAAGGCAAAATGGTCAGTTACAGAATTACTAGATGTAAGATGGGATTCCGTAGCATGGATATTCCCGAGTGGCATATTATGATGGAATTTAATAATATGGCACAGTTAGAAACAGCATTCCAACGTGTAGCACCTTTAGAAGGTGAACTAGAAGACAAGCATAGAAGTTTTAATCAATTTGTGTCGGGTAATATCCAACACGCATATTATAGAGATTGGCCAGATGGACAAAATTAAATTAAACAGTTGGGATGAGTTACAAAAGTTAGAAGCAGTTATTGTCGGTAGCGTCTATGACGCTAGTTTCTTTGATGGTGTAAAAAATTCTCGTATTTCATCTGTGCTTAAAAAGATTGTTGACGAGACTAACGAAGATATTGAATACTTTAAACAACAGTTAAAAAGTCATAATGTTACCGTATTGCAAGCCACTCCTAAAGAGTTAGGTTACAAAGACAGCATACTTGACTATGTTGACGTTAATGGTAAGATGGGCTATGCTAGTGATAGGCCCGATCTTATCAAGAAGAATATGATTCCTACTAGCCCATTGCAAGTTCGCGATGACAGTATTGTTATGGGAAATAAGTTGTTAATTACTGACAGGACCTTTGAAGTACAAGGTTATGTTAACAAGTTTATTGAATGGTTCGGTGAAGACCAAATTGACCTTAGCATTTACAACGGCAAGATGGAATTCAAAAGAAGTGAATTAAATTTAATTTCAGCGGCTAAGGATAGAGGATTGCCGGATGATTATTTCATTAAAAATCCTGATCCTAATGTGATGAGTTTAATGGGTTTTTGTAGTCCTAACTTAACACGAATAGGTACCACCTGTATGGTTGACCTATGGCAGAGCGCAGACATCTTAGAGTTCTTAAACGAGCGTTACCCCCAGTTCTCTTATAAGGATGTTTGCATAGGCGGCCATCTAGATGGTATCTTCAGTGTGATCAAGGAAGGAGTAGTTATTGCTGGTCCTTGGTTTAAAGGCTACGAAAAGTTATTTCCTGGTTGGGAAATAATTTATTTTAATGATCCTAATTGGGATCATGTCAGACAGTGGTATCAACTTCGAGATAAGAACAGAGGAAGTTGGTGGGTACCTGGTGAGGAAGGCAACGATCAGTTCACTGAATTTGTTGAAAGTTTCTTGCCTAATTGGACAGGATTCTGCGAAGAAACTATTTTTGATTTAAATTGTCTTGTAATAGATGACAAGCACGTAGTAGTTAACAGCAATAATCCTGAGTTACTTAAACTGTTAGAGTCAAAAGGTGTAACTCCTATAGTGTGTCCTTTGCGTAATAGATTCTTTTGGGACGGCGGCTGGCATTGTTTGACTTTAGATGTAAAGCGCAGTGGAGGTCAGCGTGACTACGGAGTATGAGGACTATTTAAAGACTTGGGTAGAAGAAGTATTATCTGTTCCTAACGATTTGTTAAACAGTTTGCCTATCTGCCCATTTGCTCGTAGTGCTATACTTAACAATCAAGTTAAGTTCATACAAACACATAACTATGTAACTGACATAGATACTGTTTTACAATCATGGGATGATAGTGTTCATGCATTGTTGTTTGTCTGTGATGACGATATTGATCCAGATAAGTTTGCAGATGATGTTAAACAACTCAACAAGAAATTTCTGTTACAAGACTTAGTGTTATTAGAAGACCATGTAAAGATAGAAGAACCTTTTCACGGCATTAAATTTAATAATGGCAAATACAATATTGTTATTGTACAACGATTGAATAGTATTAACGAAGCAAGTCGTTCTTTAGAGCGCGGCGGTTACTACATTAACTGGAGCGATGCTCTTTATGACGATGTAGTAAGATGGAGATTTGAAGTTAACGGTCCTAGTTCTTCGTAACCGTCAAAGTTTTTCTTATAGTCGGCAACTAAGCCCAAATACAAATACTTAAAACCTAATTGCTTGTAGTATGCACACTCGTGCTCAAGACTTTTTACACCTAAAAATAAGTTAGGTTCTTTGTAATCCCAAGCAAACTGTAGACTTTCTGCATTAAACTGATCATACTTTCTTACGATACTAAATGCAGACAACGTCTTGTTGGGAGAATAACTAAACACATCAGAGTATCTGTCAAATATTATACCTTTAAACAAAGGCATAACACTACTAAAGTTTTTATAACTGCAATACTGATGATAGATATTGATAAGATCATCAGCCCGGTCGTCTTTTTCAGCAGGCGACATTACGTGTGCATAGTCTAATGTTTTATAATTTGTCTTTTCTAAATTAATTCTACAAAACTTCATAGTTTAGTTTTTGTTGATTTAATATCTACACCGCAGTGGCAGTATTCTCTAGGACAGATAATTGGATCACTTAACATTGCTGTGGTAAAGTTATTCCAATTACCTAAGTGTCTAGTTCCGCAAGTTCCTAAACTTATATCACAAGTTGGATTTACTACAATAACTTCCTCACCAACTTCGCAACTCCAGCCTTTAAAGTTATGCAGTCCCTCTTTCATTAATTGATCGGGCTCTAACATATCAGTAGTACCGTCACTCCAAAAAACATTGCTGGACTGATCTTGCAACCAAGCGTAGTTTCCTATTAGACTGTTAATTTCTTCTTTGGTAAATGTGTATATGGAAGGTGCAGTATTAAAGAACTCTTGTTGTTCTTGTGTGTATTCTCCAACCCAATCAGATCCACTCCAGTTAGACAAACACTTAACAATAATAATTTTAATTCTAGGAATCTTTTTAAGTCTTTCCCAATATTCCATTGCAAGATCCCAGTGCCTAGGATCCATCATTAAGTAAACAACAGTATAACTGTTCTTTGCTAGTGTGTGAATCTTTTCTTCGTTCCATTCAAACATACTAGGATGTATACTTACGCACCAGTTGTCTACTAGAGGACCCGCTTCTTCGTAAAAACGCACAGTCCTCGACAAGTTAGTATCTGAGATAATTTTGATACCTCTGCTTTTAACCTTACGCAATACATCTAAGTATTGCGGATGAATAGTAGGTTCACCGCCTGTGAAGTTTACTGTAAATTCTTTACCAGCAAGTTTATCTAAAAAAACATCTACTTCGTCTAAATTAATATCGTGACTACGACCTGTATGTAGTTCTTTAGGACAATAACTGCAAGTGTAAGTACAGGCAGTGGTAATTTGCCAAAGCACTTTTAACTTTTTAGGTGATACTATCTTAATAGGAAACTTCATAGCAAGTGAGCCAAGTCCGGAAACACAGTTTTAGCATCTGTGCCGCGAATACGATCTAAGTTATTGATGTATTCTTTAAAATCAGGAAGTAGATGACTGTGATCCTGCGCTTCTACAAACTTTAAGATAGCCTCGTAACGCTTCCATCCATAAGGGTTTACATGCCAGAAATTGTCGTCTTGTCGATAATTGTTCCATAACCAATCTTTGAACTCCATAATTTGTTCACGTATCTGTTGTTTATCTTCTTTAGGCAATATTCTTGCACTAAGGAATGTAGGAATATACAACAGATGCATGTTTATAATACCGCCACCTGATTCAAAGTCATCAAGTTTAAACTTGTTAATCTTTTTAAACCCTTGACTTAGTTTCCACTTAGCAAAGTTAATAACATTCTTAATGTTAAGTGCTTGAACAGCACAGGCAATATGCACATGAATGTGATCTGGTGTATTATCTAACAACCATAAACTACGTTCAATGTCTTCCCACTTTGCTGGGTAGCGTATATAATAGTTTCTATCGCCTAAGTCGTCAATACTAAAGGCATATCTTACTTGCTTAAAATGATTCCAAATATCAATCATTGCCTGATCAATAAGTATGCCGTTTGAATTATATCTTAATGTAATTTCTTTAGCATAACCTCTGCGTATAATCTCTTCTAAGAACAGTTTATGTTCTTTGATCATTAAAGGTTCGCCACCTGCAAAGTACAAGTGTTTAATGTTTGGTATTTGATCGTAGATCTGTTGCCAAAACTCTGGCTTTTCGTACCAGTAGTTGTCAAATTCGTCAGCACCCCATTCTACTTGTTTTAGAATAATAGGACTTTTAGTAATGCTAGTTAGTTCTTTGTGATCCTGCACCCAACGACTACTATCATGTGGACTACACATAACACACTTAAGGTTGCAAGTATGTCCTAAACGTAGGTCTAGATATTTTAATACAGGAGGAACTGATCCGTCTTCACTGGTTTCTTTTACTAGTTTCTCAATGTCTAGGCCTTCGCGAATCCATTCGTACATTTCCCAAACACGTTTACTTGCTACGTTGTTGCTTTCTTCTTCAAAGCATTTAGTACAACTAGCAGGTACTTTGCCATTCAACATTGTCTTACGTACATTCTTCATGTAATCGTTGTTGAAGGCATCTAAAGGCAAATCTCTGCCAAAGTTTGCAGGCTTGCCATCAATGTTCTTTACCAAACCTACAGTATGGTCGCCAGTTTCTGCACCGCTGGCATTTGTTACACAGCATAATCTAGCATCACCGTTTGGTCTTGTAGCCAAATGGATCCAGGGCAACGCACAAAATGTAGCACTACCTGTCTTTTCTTCAATTATGTTAATAACTTTTTTGATTTCGTTTTGCATAGTGATACTTATTGCAGTTTACCAAGACGAAATTTACTTCTGGCACTACCCGCTAAATATCCTACATGAACTCTCGCGCACTAAGTTACACAGAAGATTATATACAGGTTGATAGACCTCAACCTCTATCAGATTCAAGAATAGAAAAAACTTTTGGACGTATTGTCAACGGTGACTGGGATCCTGATATAACAGATCAAGTCTACGAAGATTTTAAACTTGAATGTGAGAATTGGATATTTTCCACCAAACTTAATACATTAACTGGCATAAAGAGTTTCACGAGAAAAGACATTATAATTGGTTGCACACAATTTATTGACAACTTGTATATGCAAGGCCCTGTGCAAACACTAAGAGGCGACTATAGATATCATCAACGCTTAAATCTTTCTTTTGTTAAAGATGTAGGCAGTCTTATTCCTGACATACCATTAATCATAGCAATGCCTTTCCCTAACATAGGAGCACCACATGCAAGCATGGAAGAAATTCTGTACGAGTGTCAAACAAAAAACATACCTGTACACATTGATGGTGCTTGGATTACTTGTTGCCGCAACGTTACATTTGACTTTAGTCATCCATCTATTAAGTCTGTTGGGATAAGTCTAAGTAAAGGACTAGGTCTAGGATGGAATAGAATAGGACTACGTTGGACTAAAGAAGACAAAGCCGATGCAATTACTATAATGAATGATTTTAAAATGAATTGCAGGCCGTTAAGCATGGTAGGTCTGCAATTTGTACGTATGTTTGAAACAGATTACTTATGGAACACATACGGAAATTTAAATGAACGTGTGTGCAAAGACTTTGGGCTTGAACAAACAAACAGCATTTACCTTGCACTAAGAGATAAACAGCCAGTAGGCATTGCACCTTTAATAAGATACCTAGCAGAAAATGAATAACAGTAAAACATTTTGTATGCATCCTTTTACAGGATTAGCCACAAGAGAAGATGGTGCCATTTGTGCCTGCTGTCGTAGCCAGCCAGTTGGCTTTATACAAGACAACAGTCTAGAAGAAATATGGAATGGCGATACAATGCGTAAAATTCGCCAACAAGTTCTTAATGGCGAGCGTCCTAAAGAGTGTGCGCCTTGCTTTGACTTAGAAGACCAAGGTGTAGAAAGTCTACGCCAACGACATATCAAAGGACAAATACCTGAAGCACGTATTAAGTTGTATCCTAACGCTCTAGACAAACTTAATGATGATTACACAATGCCATTTGAGATTCCAACCATGGAGATTAAATTAAACAATCTCTGTAACTTAAAATGTCGTATGTGTAACCCTATGGACAGTACAAGTTGGAATGATTGGAAAGAAGTTGAAGAGTTTTACATTAAAGAAGATAACTTCTTAGTTGATAAAGTTATTAAACTAAACTTAGAGAACAAACCTTACTTAGACAGTTTTGAAGATACAGACAACTGGTGGGCAAGTTTTGAAAAACTATTACCTTACTTTAGACGTGTAGAGTTTGCAGGTGGAGAACCTTTAATGGATCCACAGCACTATAAGATTCTCAATATGTTAAAGCCTTATGGCAGTAACATTGAAATTAAGTATGCTACTAACGGAACAACTATAGGAATCAAAGGCGGACGAAACATTCATGATTATTGGCCGCATTTTAAATCTGTGGCAGTAAACGTTTCTGTAGACGGATTAGGATCTGCTTATGATTACATACGAGGTAACAGCGACTACGACCAAGTCGTAGCCAATATTAAAGTCATGCAACAAATTCCAAACGTAAGACGTATTGTCGGTGCGGTTGCTGTACAAGTTAGTAACGTGTTAATCTTGGACAAGATGATTGAAGAGTTTCTTGACAACTTGGGAATATTCTTTTATACTAATATGGTACGCTATCCTAATGTTCTTAGCCCACAAGTATTACCGCAAGAATTAAAAGAACTTGCCATTGCAAAGTTAGAAGCAATCAAACCTAGATTAAAAGACTTTAAGATGTTACGCGGTGAACCTGTATTACTAGATGTAACTATGGGGCAAGTGCAAGGAGTTATTAACTTCTTAAGAGCAAATGATATGAATCATTTGTGGAATGACTGTGTAGAGTTTAATCGCAGATTAGATGCAACTAGAAAGCAAAGTTTTGTAGAAGTAACACCTGAGTTTAAAAAATATGTTTAAAGTTACTAGTCGTTGGCCACACCAAGATAAAATTAAAGTTGAATGGAACTTAGGTAAACGATGTAACTACGACTGTGCATACTGCCCTGCAGAAATACACGACAACTCTAGTCCACACACTGATATAGATATATTAAAATCTACTGTTGATCAATTACATGCACTTGGTAATGTTAGAATTAGTTTTACAGGTGGCGAACCAACAGTCCACCCAAAGTTTGAAGAATTAGTTAATTATTGTAAACACGTTGGCGTAGGTTGGGTCAGCGTTACTACAAACGGAACAAGATTACCCGAATGGTATATTAATCAAAAAGCAGATCACTGGGTCTTTAGTCTACACTTTACAGAAGGCGATTGGCACAGAGTAGCAAATACTATTATTAAAGTTAAAACTTTAAAACATCTGACCCCTGTAATGGTTAATGTAATGGCACATCATGAACACATGGATGCCGCCAAAGCCGCTGTAGGTATTTTTAAGAATGAAAGTATTCCTTATGCAGTAAGAAGAATACGTTGGACAGATGGTGACAGAGATTTATTCGATGATATGCGCTATCATCCTGACGACTTACAGTGGATAAAAGATAATACTGCTACAGTTGATGCTAACTGTGTTGTAGATGGCGACAAGTTATTCCATGCTAATGATATTATTAAATTACACTTCAATAAATTTAAAGACTGGAAATGTTATGCAGGCATTGAAAGTCTAATGATCAATTGGGACGGTGATGTACATCGTGCTACTTGCCGTGTAGGCGGAAGTTTAGGTAACATCTATCAAGGAACTTTTCTTAAACCAGAAGAGCCTGTTATCTGTGATAGAAACTTTTGTACCTGTGCCGCAGATATTCCTATTACAAAGGTAACTGTATCATGATGTATGTTGGAAATTACAAGTCTTGGATAGATCCAGATATTATTAATACTATATTAACAACATCTGGTGAACGTAGGCCATTGCCTGTTGTGTCGGAAAAAGAAATGCCTACACATAATAAGTGGATAAATGCTGGTATAGATCCTAAAAAAATAGGCTGGGAATTTTTCTATAACGAACACGTTAATAGACCGCACATTGAACTGCCAATTAATCCTGGTACTAGAAAATACAAGTGGTGGTTTAGTAAATTAAATCCCGGCGACTTACTGCCATTGCACGTAGACTTATATCCTGAAACAATGACTAATGTACAACGCTTCTGGATGGCATGCCAAGACCACGAACCGGGTCACATTTTTTACAACGGTGACGAAGCACTAAACAATTATAAGGCTGGAGATTTGTTTGAGTTTCCTGCCGCTGATAGTTGGCACGGTGCGGCTAATTTAGGATTTACTCCTAAGATTAGTTTTCAAATATTATTCTACGATTAATAGTTTTCTAGATGAGCAACGCCAATACGTTGTCTAAACTCGTCACTGAATACACCGTCAACACGCATACTGTAAGTTTGCGTACCCGCTCTTCCACCAGCATGCCAGTCTAGGTCGTTAAAGAAACAGGCACGACTTTCTACTGTAATTTTTGTTCCTGCTTGTGGATCTTGTATGTAGAAAGGTTTATCTAGGTTAGGGCGAAGATGTATGAATTCGTGTCTATGCGGATAGTAGTCGCTTTCGCCTTCTAGCAAATCTCTATGCATAGGCATTAGACAATCATGCTCGGCTTTGAAGATAATGATTCTGCCTATTGTCTTAAAGACTTTATCTTGCAGTTCTTGTTCTATCCATTTTTTAACATTAGGAAAATGCCGAACATCTGGAGTCCATGCCTTTTCTTCAAAACGTGTTTCCCAACCGCCATCTTCTGTCTTTAAGAAAATAAACTGATAAGGGTCGTAGGCACCTAGAGCAAGTTTTAAGAATAGCATAAACTTGTCACGGTTTTTGTATTCGCCAATTTCTACACCCATTTTCTTTATTTCATGGTCATCGGGTAAAGCATGATATTCTTCTAATGCTTTGAACAATGGTTTGAATTCAAATGTATATTGCTCAATGGCCGCAGGCTTAACCATATTGCCTTCTTTCTTATGGTCAGCCATGACTATACCTTTACACATTTCGTAGTGTAATGCAGTAAATCCATCTACGTTAATGTAAGGATCTAAGTTAATATAGGGCAAAGAATTTATACCGCGTATCATAGGCTCAATAAATATGGTGTATAATAATTTATCTAAAACACAATGACTGACATAACAAATTGGGACCTTTATCGGAATGTTGAAAACGGAGAAAGTTTTCGAGCCAATCTAGTTTATAGTGCTTATCGCAGTCCTGACAAAAAACATTTTTGCCAGTGGTTTGTTCGCGATCCTAACTATCATATAGACTTATATGAAAACAGTTTATGGACAGATGAGTTATTAGAAGATAGATTTCAACGAGAATTAAAGTATCACAAACGTGCAAGTAAAGTAATGCCTACTTTAGATATTGTCGACGTTGATTTAAAGACAAGACAGATTGTCTATGCATGGCCCGGCGATGACTTCTTAATGCAAAGTTATCATCAAGGTACTAGAGAAAAAGTATTGCCAGATTGGCAAGAACAGTGGCTTAGTTTAATTGAAAAGATGTGGTCAGCAAACATTACTAAACTTAGTTTGCATCCAAATAGTTGGACTGTAAGGGACGGTGTTTTAGTTCCTTTTAACTGGTTCTATTGTTACGATACTGACACTGATACAGATAGTTTTGAAAACATGAGTATTCAAATAAGTCATGGTAGAAAACAAGATGTATATCCTATACTAGAACGTTTTAAAATAGAATGGGAAAAACAATATCCTGTTAAGCAACTTCAGTTAATAGCATTTAACAGTTTTAGAAAAAACTACCCAAGTGAACTTATTGATAGGATATTAGCCAAGTTATGACCATAGCGTGTTTACCGATTGAAATTGATGTTTCTTTACCTGATGAACAAAAGGTATTAGACTATGTTCGCGAATATCAATTTCCGTCAATGTTACATTTACCAAGTCCAAGGTTTGATCCGTGGACCGTGAGTCCTATACTAGGGCGCATGCCTAGTAAAGACTGGACAGATGCTGATAAGATTCGCAATTTAATTTTTAACAGACAAAATCCTAATTACGGCGGCAAGTTAGAATGGGCCAACGGCTTTGACAAATTGTTTCCTGAGATTGTTGATATGATTAATCAGATTCCTATCCTTAATCCTATTTGCATTTTTATGAAACAAAATGCACTATCAACAGCACACGAAGATACACACGGTGTAAATGATGTTAAGGATATTCCTGAGTTATGGACATTGAATACTGAGCCAAGACGTTACAATATTCAAATGACAAAGTTTGACTATCAAAGTTTCTTTGTTAGTAAAACTAGGGAAGGCGAGCGTATTCCTTATACACATATTAGTAAAGAGTTACCTGCTTATGTATTTTGTGAACAGCATTACTTTCATGGAGCAGAATTTTGCGGAGAAGATAAAGTAAGTCTTTGCTTTTTAGGAACACCAGATTGGCCAAGACACAACGAACTAATTCGTAAGAATTTAGAAAAGCATAGAGACAAAGCAATTATATTTGAGGATGACAATGACTTTTTACACAAGTAATTTGGTAGAAATCCAGATTGAAAATAGTAGTATCTGTAACGCTGCCTGCCCTCAGTGTATTAGAGAATTTAAAGAACCAACAAAGGCTTGGCTCAATGAAACATATCTTGAATTAGATTTCTTTAAAAATATTCCAGATGAAGTTTTTAAAAATTTAAAAATATTTTACTTCACTGGCAACATTGGCGATCCATGTACTGCTCCTAACTTCTTAGAAGTGTGCAGATATGTTAGAGATAAAAATCCTGACATGTTTATTAAGATCAGTACCAACGGTGGTATGAAAACTCCTGACTTCTGGACAGAGTTAGCAACCATACTCGGACCTAAATCAGAAGTAGTGTTCGCCATAGACGGCTTAGAAGATACTAATCACATTTATAGAGTTAATGTCCGTTGGGACAAACTAATGAAAAACGTCAAGGCATTTATTGCCGCAGGCGGAAAACCATTCTGGCAATATATTGCTTTCAAACACAACCAACATCAAGTTGAACAAGCCCGTGCATTTGCCGCAGAGTTAGGCTTTGCTAAATTTATTGTTAAGCCTAGTCATCGTTTTGCACTTGACGCAATATTAGGTGCAGAACGCTTCAATAGAACTGCAACTAAAATAGAGCCACCAGATGATGCAAGTTTAACACACGAAGTTGTTATGCATAGGACTGCTAAGAATTTAAAAGAGTTAAAAGAACAATCTAATAACTCAGAAATTAACTGCCATGTAAAGCACACTTACCAAAGTTTATACATCGACCATTTAGGAAGAATGTGGCCATGTTGCTATCTAGCCGCAGGCTTATATGTTACTGATGGTGTTCCTATTAATGATGGTTGGCCAAAAGTTTGGAGAGAACTAGGTGGCGACAACATTAGTTTAAAATATCACAAGTGGGATGATATTCTAGCAGGAGACTTTTTCCGTGCAATACAAGATAGTTGGACCAAAGACTACGGCAACGGTAGAATCATTACTTGTGCAATCACTTGTTCTAAATTTCAAAGTCGTGTAAATATTCCTTCAGAAATGAACAGGATTATCGAGGAGGCATAATGTACCAAGAAGGGTATAGTCCTACCGCCTATGATAATTTTGTATTATACGAAAAGTTGTTTGTAGATGACGGCCGTGCCTGTGTTACACTAGTAGACGGAACGCAAGTCTACGACGACGCTTATTATTATCATTTTTATCGTTGGGCTATCGCACCTACATGGGTTGATAGAGAATTAACCCCACACATGATATTTGGTGCTAAAGGTTACATACCTCAGTTAGAAAATAAAAAATACGATAGTCGAACTATTAATCATTTAAACAAATACGGGTTAAACATTTACCTGTATGAAGTATTAACATTTGCACGAGAACTGTTACCACGCCCAAATTTTAAAATTGATAAAAACACTAACTTGTTAGAAACTATCATTGACAGTTACGGAAGTTCAATAGTGCTTGAATGTCCTGATACAGAATATGATTCTTTACAATGTTATGAATTAGAATCGATAAACACGTTTGCTAAGAACAATAATCTAACAAACGTTAATGTCTATACTTGCCATTATAATATAAAATTTATACAATCAAAGTACCTAAACATTAATTTGTTTTGTAAAGATCTACATCTAGCATCTATGGTAGATTATCCTGTAGAAGACGTATATCCTTTTCGGCAAGTAGAGCCTACTGAGTTAATTGAAACTAAATTTATATCGCCTAATTGGAGATATCATAGTACTAGACATTTAGTAATGAGTTATCTTGTCGATAAGCCAGGCATATATTCTTGGTACTACAAGAGCAACTTAAACACACTAAAAAAGAATTTATGGTTTGATTTGGAACAATCTCCTGTTTACAATAAAATAAAACAAGGTGTTGAACTATTAAACAATGCAGTGCCTCTTGAAATTAATCAAAAACAAACAGTATCTAACATCAACGGCAATGTAGATTGTTTGAAATATCCAGGAGGTGCTAGTGGCAGTCCAGGTAATTATAGAATGGACGATGCTTACTTAAAAAGTTTCTGTGCAGTAGTAACTGAAAGTTTCTTTGCATTGCCTACGGGCATAGTTAGCGAGAAAGTTCTTAATGCAATCAAATTAGGTAGACCGTTTGTGGTTGTTGCTCCACCTAATACATTGGAGTATATGCACAAACTAGGATTCCAAACATTTGAAAGATACTGGGATGAATCTTACGATTCTGAACCAAATCACGAACGTAGGTTATTAAAAATATTTGAAGTATTAGATTATATTAACTCTATGAGCATAGACGAACTTAAAGTATGGTATGCTAATATGAAAGATACTTTAGAACATAACGCAGAAGTAGTTAAACGTTTAAAAGAAATAGGTAACATATTATGACATGGTGCTCTTGGCCTTTTAGGACTATTATGATCCAAGCAGATCAGTCATATAAAGTCTGTTGTAATGGTACAAACTTTCCTAATTTAAATACTCATACAGTTACAGCACACGAAGCATTCTATAGTGCAGAATTTGAAAGTATTAGAAAAAATTTAAAAAACGGTATTAAAGATCCGCATTGCGACAAGTGTTGGAAATTAGAGGAAAGTGGTGCCGAAAGCCTACGTCTACAAAATGTGTCAACTAACGAATACAATAAAGAAGAAATAACAGAGTCGCCGAGAATAGAAGAAATATTTGTTGGACTTGGAAATCAATGCAATCTTAAATGCAGAACTTGTGGACCTAGTGAAAGTAGTATATGGGTTAAAGAAATAGAAAAGACTGACGGTATAAAACATCCTATATATTTAGAGCCAGATACTAGCAACTTCTTTACAAGTTTTAAACAAGATGTAATGCCCCATCTGAAAGAAATACATTTTACAGGTGGTGAGCCAACTTTATTAAAAAGCACAAATAAAATTTTAGAATTATTAGAACCGTCTGTAAATGTAAGCATGATTACTAACGGTACAATGAAACTACCAGACGTATTGGATAAATTTAAAGAAGTAGAAATTTTTGCTAGTATCGATGGAATAGGTAACAGATTTAATTACATTCGTCACCCAGGAAAGTGGGACGAAGTATACAGTAATCTAAAAACAATGGTTTCTAGATTCAATGTAATTATCGGCTGTACTATAAGTGTATATAATGTTTTCTATATCGACGAAGTTGAAAAATTAGCCAACGAGTTAGGAATCCCATTCTATGCTCATATCTTGTATGATCCAGAATATCTTTCAGTTCACGTTTTGCCAAATGAAGTACGTCAGGAGATTATTAAAAAGTTAAGTGTTAATCCTAGTATACAAAAAGATAAAGTAATTGCACATCTTAATGAGGAAACATATCTTGACTGGAACAAATTTGTTTTAGAAGTTAATAAAAGAGATCAAATCAGAGGAGAAGATTTTAAAAATACTTTTCCAGAATTTTACAGTGTATTAGAACGACATGGAAAAGCAATTTAAAGAACGTGACGACTATTACTTTGCAGTAGTCTATGAAAATTTATTTCCTAATAAAGCAGGCAGTAAAAAGTTACTGCTAGAAAATGGCACGACTTTTAACGAAACAGATTCTACAGATTCTTACACATTCTTTGACTACTACAAAGATTATTATCTAGGTACTAGTTTAGATACTGATACTACCCCGCATCTTTTATATACAGGCATGGGTTCTATACTACAGTTAGAAACTTTAACCTATGAAGAAGATATCATAGACTACCTAAACATACACGGATTAAACATTTACCTATACGAAACAACCGTAGTTGATTTACAGCCAAAGAAAAAGTTCTATGTAACACGTAATCAAGAATACAGTGCCAATTATATTAATTTTAGATTTGAAACAGACAACGACTTTTACGTTTTTGAATTTGAAAGCATTGAGGACTTTGTTAAAAGAAATAATTTAACTAATGTTACTGTTTTTACCTGCGAAGGAAATACTAGTCGAGTGTCCAAGCAGTACAGTTTTAAAATTAAAAGTAAAGAAATATTCTTAGTGTCTTTGTTAAAAGAAGCCAGCGAAGAAATTAATGGTTATGAAATAAGTAAGGATCTTGTAAGCAGATTTGATCCTAGCATAATTACACACAAGTTTTGGTCAGGCAATTGGAGATATGATGTACATAGGCATGTTATTTGCTCTTACCTAGTTAACAAGTCAAGTAAACTGTCTTGGTATTACAATTCTTCTCTACAAGAAGTTCAACAGTTCTTTTGGTTTGATATTAGTAAGTGGAACAATAACATTGTACTAGAAGGTGATAAAACTCTTTGCAACAATGCTCCTTACATTCTTGACATTACAGCACCAGCGACTAAAGTAAATTTACAGCAGTTATGGACTATACCTACACAAGAATTTTTCTGCCCAGGTAGTTCAACAACGCCATTAGAAAGTTACTTGACTACATTTTGTGCAGTAGTAACTGAGAGTAACTTTGCACATCCGTTTCCTATGTTTAGTGAAAAGACTGTGAACGCAATAAAGGCGGGGCGTCCATTTATTGTTGCTAGTAGTGCAGGAACATTAGAGTATCTACGCCAACACGGCTTTAAAACATTCAGTGAGTTCTGGGATGAAAGTTATGACCTAGAAGAAAATCACGAGCGTAGACTGCAAATGATTTTAGAAGTGATTGATTACATTGATGCTATGAGTGTAGAACAACTTCAAGAACTTTACTCAAAAATAAAGCCGACGATTGAATATAACTTCCGTCGGCTTATAGAAATTAAAAACGAAGATCTAAGTTTTTAAACTGCCATCTCTGCTTTGATTGCAGGATGTGGATCGTATCCTTCTAATACAAAATCTTCTAGAACATACTCGTTCCATTTCTTGTTTACTGTCATAAACAATGTAGGAAGTGCTCGTTCTTCTCTTGATAACTGTTCTTTTACAGCATCAACATGATTAGTGTATATATGGCAGTCTCCGCCAGTCCAAACAAAGTCTCCCACCTTTAAACCGCACTCGCGAGCAATAATATGTGTAAGCAATGAATAACTGGCAATGTTAAAAGGCACGCCTAAGAACATATCGCAACTACGTTGATATAGTTGACAACTTAGATAGCCATCTGTAACATCAAACTGACTTAAAACATGACATGGAGGCAAAGCCATATCGCTGAGTTCAGCAGGATTCCATGCAGTTAAAATATGTCTGCGTCCGCTAGGATCCTTCTTAATACCATCGATTAATTGTTGTATTTGATCAACACCAAGGAAGTCTCGCCATTGTACACCATAAACACGACCTAGGTCGCCTTCGTAGTGTGCCTTAGGTAACCAATAGTCTGCTTTAGCATTAGCAGTCCAGATGGTTGTTTTTGATAGATCTCTTGTGCCATGCAGTATTTCTGCTAGACGTCGCTCATCACCACTGCCTTCTAGGAACCATAGTAATTCAGAAACAACGGCCTTCCATGCTAGTTTCTTTGTAGTAATAGCAGGAAAGCCGGTTCTTAGATCAAAGCGCATTTGATAACCAAACACGCTAATGGTGCCTATACCAGTACGATCAGTCTTTTGTTTTCCGTGTTTCAGTATGTGTTCTAATGCTTGGTGATATTGTTTCATTGTTGTATTCTTCTACTATGCAGGATCCTAAATTTACTGTATTAACTAGAGTCATTCCGTCTAAGAAATCATTAACATCAATAGTTGTATCATGTATGAATTCTCCTTTGATTCTAGTAACAAAAACCTTTTCTAAAACAGGTTTACTTTGAATTAATAAATTAGGGCCGCCTATGACAAATATCTTTTTCTTCTTGTGATGATGCTTTAGTGCTTTTAGTGCTTCGCAAACATCACCTCTGACTTGTTCGACTTCTTCGGACTCGAAAAAGTTATTTGTAAAGATTACATTAAATCTTCCAGGTAAAGGTTTTGGCATATCGGGACTATCCCAAGTTCTGCGACCCATAACTACGATTTGATTTTGTGTTTGTGTTTTAAACCAAGTCATATCGTCTTTATTATGAGGCCAAGAGAGTTGTCCTTTGAATCCCATTCCCCCTACTTCGTCTACTGCAAATAAGGCTGCTATCATTCTTTTTTCTTAGGTCTCTTTTTCTTAAGGAAGCGAGTGGTTTCTTTGATAACATCTTTTTTAACTTTTTCAACATCGAGTCTAAAATCGATGTGTTCGATTTCTTCCTCGTAATTGGCTAAAAGTTCTTTAAGATGTTCTTCGAGGTTATCAGCACCGTGGGCCCGAGCCTGTCCAGCAATATTAACGTCCCATACTTTGCCACCTTTGAAGATTATCCTCATTGAGTGTAAGTATGCTAATGGAACTGCTTCTACGTTAATCTCGCCAAACACCTCAGGCCATTGGTCTATAACATCTTTAGGAAGCGACTTACCTTTGTTCACTCTTCTTTAACTGTTGTTTTCTTTTTAGTTGGAACTAGTGCTTCGGCTTGTCTGCGTAGTTCTGCGGCTTCCTTGCTTAGACGATCAGCATCACTGCGATACTTCTTAGCCAAGTCTTCATCGCTTAGTGGCTCTGAGGGTTGTGTAGGAGTTGGTTGCTTGACTTCAAAGTTCTCTGACTTTGGTGGAGGAACTTCGCTGACTGTTGCCGCATCTCTACTTTCGAAACCATTACCTAGTGCAAGGTCATTAACACTAATGCCACGCTGTTCAGCAATGATTTGATTAAGTTGTGATAGTTCAATGGTTGCATGAACATTAGGCAACATTTCAACTTCAGAAGTTTTCACCTTTACTAATTTCTTAGTGTAGTGAAGTTCATTTAGCATTACACGACCATCTGGGAAACGTGTTCTAGCCATTGCTTCGGCAAACTCATAAGAGTTTTGACCTGCATTACTTTCTACTAGAGTAATTAATGCATCGTGTTGTTCTGGAGTCAATGCTTCTGTTGCTACTACTAGAGCAGAGTCACTCTCTCCTGGCAAGGTTCTATAGGCCACTACAACCTTCTTGCCATTAGCCTTCATGCGGCCAACGTGTTTGATATCAGGCATTAGCCTTACCTCCTTGTTTACTTACAGCATCTAAGAATCCTGCAAGTTTATTGTATACGGTACCTACGGCCTGCATTTCGTTTGGTTTAAATGCACCACGTTGTGCGGCAACATCGATAATGTTTTTTAGGGCACCAAGGTCTTGTACAGTTAAGTCAAAACTTTGTTCTTGTGCTTCTGCGGCCGGTGCGGCTGTTTCTTGTGTTTGTTCTACTTTTTGTTCGTCTGCCATAATTGTACTCCTTCTGATGTATAGGCACAACTATATATCAGACTATACCGAAGAGTATTTTAAATGTGGACAAGCAATAAGAAAGAAACTGGCTTCTTTGGGCTCTTCGAAACCTACCTTTAATTTAACGGCAAATTGATTGTCCTCTAATGTCAGTGTTTCGCCTATATAAAAGCGATTCTTAAGATTGAGAATAATCCAATCACGTATTGATTTTTGAAGATTATATCGAAGGTCTAAAGTTAGATAATGGAAGTGGGGAGCCGGATCACGCAACTCCCTACATTCCAAAACATTTAGCGGATTGATTTTATCAACTAGACTCACTTGCGTACCGGTGCTTCGTAGTATGCGTATGTACCGAATGGCGGCACAATAGTGTCGTTGCCGTGGATGATAAAGATTGTATCGCAGTAATCTTCGTCACCCCAACTATCCCAAGGATAACCGTCTGTAAACATGATAAACTTCTTAGGGTTGATATCATGTTCTTTCATGTAATCCCAGTTACAGGTAAAGTCGGTACCGCCACCACCCATGATTTCATAGTCATTGATTTCGTCGGCAGTAAAACCGTTGTAGTCTTGTTCGTTGTAGACTTTAGTATCGAAGCACCAAATCTTGATGTTGAAGTCTTTGAACTCCTCCATGATGCCTTTGATTTCACCTAGGAAGTCCGCACCCATTGCATCGGTAATAGAACCACTCATGTCCAAACTAACACAGATGTCAATGGTAGTGTCAAAGTTACAACCAGGCAAAATTGCCCCAGTCATTTGACCTTTGCGGCTAGGACGGCTAAAACTAAAGTCGTTCTTGATTGTGCTTTGAATTTGCTGACGCAACAGTTCACGCCAGTTCATCTTAGGCTCAGTCATTTCCTTAATCATACGAGCAATTTCACCAGGCACATTACCTGCACCCGCGGCCTGTGCGGCTTGCAACATTGCTTCTTTGATTTCGTCACGAATTTGTTTGAGTTCTTCTTTAGAATACTTAGGACCTTTGCCGTCACCGTCTTTATCTGGATCCAAGTGTTGATCCAACAGTTCGCCTAGAGCACTCAACTGTTCTTCATCGTACTTGTTGTAGATTTCGTCATAGACTTGTTCAGCACTCCAGCCGTCATACTTACGGTCATGAAAGAATTTAACAGGAGGATCATCGCCGATGCGCTCACGCTTCAACAGACCATTAACACAATAGTCAGCGGCAATATTCCATACTTGTTTGTCACGACCTTCTGCTCGCATCATATGGTCATAGACACAGTGTAAAATTTCGTGTGCAACAACAAATTCAACTTGTCGTGGAGTCATCTTTTCAAAGAACTCGCGATTATAATAGAAGTTACGGAAGTCTGTAGCCGCAGTAGGAAGCCAATCACTGGCATCGATTAGTTTCATGCGGGTAGCCATGTTGCCAAAAAACGGATGGCGAAGTAGCAAGCCTACTCGTGCTACAACAATTTTATCAACGATTGGATCTAGATAACTCATAAATGCTCCTGTTTACAATGTATATATTATACAATCAAACCATGTCTATGTCAAGGAAAAAGGTGCATTTCTGCACCCTTTTCTCTTTTGGATCAACGACCTTTGTCTTGTGCGGCCGCAATGTACTTGCCGTACTTGTCGTGGAACTCGTCGAAACAGTCGATTTCGTCTGGATCCAATGGCAGTTGATATTGGGTAAGTGCAAGTTTGGTACCCATAACAACCAATTCAGTTTCAAAATTATCCATCATGAAACGGAAGAAGTGGTTAACTTTGCTGTCAAAAGTCTTATCGTTTTTGTCAGCGGCATCCTTCAACTCGTAGCATAGAGACACAGTCAAAGAATACATGGCTGAAATTTCTTTCGAATCCATCTTCTTTACTTTGCCTGACAGAATGTCTTCTGGCTTAGGCATCTTAGATGCAATCTTACGATGCGCCATAAACTTAACAGCAAGACCTTCACCAACAGCACCACTGATAAGATCCATCATAGTGCCGTCATCTGTGTCATCATCTTCCAACAGTTCGCTGACGAAACTCCAAGAACGAGGAGTAGCAAAACTACGGCTTGCTGACTTTGGATCAAAGTCGTAGAGGTCTTTCTTGGCGAAAGTAACATAGCCGACCACGTCTTTGTGTACACGGTTGTCGGTGGCCCATTGAGCCCAGTCATCAAAGTCCACACGCATTTCCAAGTGCAGGAAACGGTTAGCCAGTGGAGCAGGCATACGATAAGTAACACCTTTGTCTGCTTCACGGTTACCAGCGGCAACGATCAAAACGTTGTCTGGCAGTTTGTACTGACCAACACGGCGGTTTAGAATAAGTTGATAAGCGGCGGCTTGTACGCTAGGTGCCGCAGAGTTCATTTCATCAAGGAAAAGAACGACATACGGATATTGACTAGCCATTGCTTCGTCAGGAAGTTCGCTAGGAGCACCCCAAACCATTTTACCTTGATTGGCATCAAAGTAAGGAATACCCTTAATGTCAGTAGGTTCCCACAGACTCAAACGGATATCGATAACGTGAGCGTCCATCTCTCCGCCAATTTGGTGAATGATGTCTGATTTACCAATGCCCGGGGGACCCCAGAGGAAAATTGGACGACGCTTTTTAAATGCCTTGCGAATAGCATTTTTTGCGCCATTCGGGCTTACTTGACGATTGATGACTTCTACTTTAGCCATTAAATGCTCCTAGTTAATGAAAGTTAATAACTGCGTTACAGTACTGTTATTATACGACAACTAGGGGTGTTTGTCAACTGATTTTTAGGAGTTATTTCAGTTTTGGACAGAGTTCTTGCGATTCATTGCTTTGTTTAGTCCATATTGTCTAACATCTCCAGAAAATAAGTGGAGTTCAAATGCTTTACGTTCTCCCAAAACTATGATAGTTTCAGGTGTTAGAAAATATGGACAGTCAATGAACTTGTCCAAAAATAGGATCACTTGCGGTTTAAGATCCAAACTAGGAGGAAACGGAACTTCGTAGACTTTCAAATCCAAAGTAGTTTTTATAAATTCAAAACCATCTTCGGTTAGTCTAAGTCCGCCTTGGGATTTCTTTCGATTGTTCATGAACCATTTTCTAGCATACAACATTAAGTTTTCTTCTGTAACAGCCAAACCAGCCGCCTTTAAGAAAATTTTAGTGTATGTGTCTTGATTCATTTAATTTCTTCACCTTGTGTTAGTTTGACCACTACAAAGTCTTTTACGCCAAACAAGGAATTTAATTTCTTAGCCAAATTGTGTGCATGGCCTGGATTTGAAAACGAAACTTTCTTATACTTGCTACCAGCATAGCCGCCCAAACTATTTTGGCTCTTAAGATTAAAAGGCTGTCCTTTATAAAAGACAGCCCAGATGGCATCTGCTTCGAGAATCTGATCGCTCTTAAATGTCTTTTTGTTTATGTTTTCTAGTAGTACTTTTGGCTTAGGTCGACTCATAGACGCATATCTCCATTATATGCGTATATTTATTACTTTTCGTCCCAATTTCCTCCGTCCATTTTTACTTGGACTTCTGGTTCAACACGTTGTACAGACTGTACTAGACCTTCATAATTACCCGCTAACCTAGTCATGACCAAAGATAGTGTATGGCTGAGATTCTTAGCAGTAGCCATATCCATACGTATTTCTCTTTGATTACCAAGTTCGGCTCCTCGAACTTGGTTCATAAAGTTTTGTATGGCTATTGTGTTAATTTTGTCATTTTGCATTCGACAACCTTTGTTTCATTTCAAGGTCTGTTCTAAACGGTCCTTCGTAAGGATAGCGTTCAATTGTAATTAGTTTAGGACAGAAACTTTTAACCCATCCCTTTTCAAACTTAATAATATAATAACCTGCACAGTAAACACTCTTACTCTTACTGCTCTTTGTAAACAATGGAAGATTGCGTTTTACATCGAACATTGGATTGTGAGGTTCACTACTAGCGGCAAAGCCATGAACTTCTTTAGGTGTATCGGACATAGGCATTGTAGTCTTTGCTACAAAAAAGTCCTTGCCAAATGTTTCAAATAGTTTTTTCTTGCTGTCAAAGGTAGTAACTTTGTCTTTGCTACTAAAAACATATTTCTTCTGTTCTGTGACTTTTAGAACGCCGACTTTGTTTCCTTGGTCTTCGACAATCCAAAACTTTCCATCTACAACAGGTTTTGCATGTAGTTCAGTCATTGATGATACCTCGCATTAAGTGGTTCAGCATATTGTTGTGCTTGATCTGATATTTTCTTTAAATCGTAAAGTTGGCAGAACTTAAGAAGTCGAATACCAACTTGACTTACATTCTTTTCTTTGTCAATATTTTCTTTGATAGTTCCAAAGATTTTTGCTTTAATTTCGTCGGGCTGTGCAGACAAATCAATCAGTCTACGATTGCGTTCGTAGTCTTCTAGCACACGATGCTCTTCACCGTTATGGTCGACCCAACGTTGGAGCATGAGATTGTTCCACGCGAAGCCTTTGTTGTCTTTGTCTTTAAATGCTTCTTCTAGTTTGTTCTTACGAACCTTAGGATATGCACTAAAGACGTTATCACTAGTGTCGCCACGAATGCATTTTTCAAATAGCAACCATTGTGGATCTGGAATTGCCTTAGGCTCTTTAGTTTTATTATCAATGACTAGTTTACCTTTTTTGTCAAAGATACCTTCATGAGTAATATGATGTTCCATAACACCATTATATTGACTCACGGTAGGACTAATCAATTGTACAAAGTCGCTGTCTGTGCTGATAATAACGTGCTTAGATTCTGGATGACTTTGTATCCAGCCCGCAATCAAATCGTCTGCTTCTAGTTCACCGTGCTGTAATACAGTACAGTTAGTCTTTTCAATGATGAAATCTTTAAACTTGTCAAAACTTTCCCAGAACAGTTGATCTTCTTCTTGTTCTTTAGGAGTAAGTGCCGCACGAGCATCACTGCGGTTACGCTTATAAGGAGCATAGTGATCCTTACGCCACGAACGACCTTCGAGACAGAATACAACGTGACTGCCTTCAAAGTCTTGCCATGCTTTTTTGATACTGTTTAGTGTAATATGAAAGGCCATGCCGAGTTTAATATCGGCATCGCCCTTAATTACGTGTCTTGCACGAAAAAATGTATTAGCAGTATCAACTAAAATATATGTCATGAAACTTCCGATTTACCTTCAGCGATTTTCTTAACATTGATATAACCGGCACCGCGGTCAGTCATATCAACACCTTCTTCTCCGGCAATGTCTTTGCACAATGTTCTAAACCAACGATCTACAATCTCTTCGTCTGGATCACCGTCAAAGCCATACCCTTGTTGTTTCAATTGTAACACAAAGGCATCGTTCCAGTCAAGTTCAAGAAAACCGTTACGTAAGTTTTCTTTATTGATATGTGTATCTAAAACAGCAATATATGGCTCACCGAGAGCATTTGCACGTTCTTTCGGAGTCATCTTTGCCAACTCTTCTTCTTTTTTGGCTGCTTCTGCTCTTGCTTTAGCCAAAGCCGCTTCAATGTTGAGTTTTTCTTTTTCTTCTTCTAGGCGTTTAATGCCTGTGACTTTCTTAAACCATTCTTTCATTATGTTCCCCACTCATTTTTAAATAGCGGAACTTGTAGTCTATCGCTATAGCGTAAGCCATTCTTCATCGCTAGTTCCGCAACACGACGATTGTTAAGAGCATAGACACTTTCTACACCACCCACAGGCATTAGATAAACATGCCCTTTGAATCCTGCTGAACGATATGCGGCAATAGCACATTCGGCATCCGCATAATCTTGTTCAGTGGCAATAACAAACTTCAAATATGCTGTACCAACATCTTCGTATCTGCAAACAATCTCTGGCTTAATAGCATCTTCCCACTTTTCGCCACTACATGGAAGTTTGGCACTTACGCTGAATGTAATCTCTCTGTCGAAATCGACATTAGGCATTTGCCATTGAACTAGATACTCTATAAATTCTTCACTTAGTTCCTGTGTTCCGTTAGTTTCAAAGGTAATTTCTTTTAAGCCTGCCATCTTGGGATGACTCAGCAAATCTGGATAAGCACGTTGCCAACCTAGTAAAGGTTCACCGCCTGTAATAACTAGATGTTCATCTTTCCAAGTTTTGTGAGGCAGTATATCACAAATAGCGTCAGCCACCGCAGAGGTATCAAGCATAGGACTAAGATGTTTAAAACGAGGATCCCAACTAGCGTATGAATCGCATCCAGTAGATACAAGTGGAAGTTCTTCATACGTTTTAAATTCTGCAATACGTTCTGCAATAACTTCAACTTCATTGCTTAATTCTCCCCTTGGCATGCCAAAACCTTGACATTTAAAATTACAGCCAAAGGTACGTAAGAAAATAGAAGGAACGCCCATATAGCGTCCTTCACCTTGGATACTGTAAAATAGTTCTGCGACTTTTAATTTACTCATTGTTTAAATAATTCCAAATTGATAATTTTGGCAACACGCTCTCCCACATCTTCTCCACTTGGAATGACATAAGTTTGACTGTCGTGCCTGTCTTTACGATCGTCATAGTGACGTACATTAAGAATCTTACCACCCACTGCGGTACTTAATTCAAAAGTAATGCGTCCTTCGCCTTCTGCCCTGCTACGTTCGACTGCAAGTCCTGCAGATAATGTGTTCATTTTTTGTCCTTCTTCGTATTTGTGTCTATTGTCCCACATGTCGCGGACCTTACCATAAAGCCACTTGTCAAGGAATTTCATACAGGATCGCCTTTGGTGTCTTGTTGATTGGTCATGTACTTTTCAAGAGCGTCTTTGAACTGTTCTTCTGTGAGACCATGCCAGCCAATACACTTACCAGTTGGGCTACGACCACAGCCGCAACGACCAATTTCTTCTGCGTTTTCTTTTACTCTTACCTGCATTTCTTTATCCTTCTTAAAAATATTGTCCCAATTAGAATCAAATGTTTTTTGATCTACACTATAAGGTCTTGGGCGACTTCCTTTTCCACCGTCACCCATAATTACCTCGGAGCAAATTCTTGCTGTAGTTTGATGTTGTCAAAAAACTCTTTCTTTGTGTTGCCGTCGTCTTTGAAAGCACCTTTAAGAACAGTTGTTTGAGTTAGGCTAGAGTGTGCCATGATACCGCGATTCTCACAGCAACCATGTACTGCTTGAATATAAACACCTAGGTCTTTTGCACCTGTGGCTTTTTCGATTTCTCTAGCGATGTCGTTAGCAAGTTCTTCTTGTAGTGTACCGCGACGAGCACACCACTGAGCAATGCGAGTATACTTGCTAAGGCCAATGAGTTTTTGAGCGGCAATAATCCCGATATAAGCAACGCCACTGACAGGTTGGTGGTGATGACTACACATACTACGTAACTCACTACGCACCACAAGCATTCCTTCATATCGATCTTGCGAGTCATTTGGGAAAGCGGTTGCGTCTGGTGCTGGTTCATATCTTCCTGCCATAATTTCGTTAAAGTACATCTTAGCAAGACGCTTTGCTGTGCCTTGGCTATTAGGATCTGTTTCTCTGTCAATTAACAAAGTGTCTAGAACTTGTTCAAAGGCTTTAGTTGCTTCTTTGATTAGTTGTTCTTTATCTTCTTCGCTGATGTAATCGCTGATATTATCACCAGCCCAGAAACGTTTCTTGTTTGCTCGCATTTTTTCGCGAATTGCTTGTGCAAGATTTTTTTCTTGGGGTGCTGGGGGTGCTTTTACATATACAGGAGTTTCTACCTGTACATATTCGTCTTGTTTAAAATCTTTATTAACGTCTGCGTTAATAACGGGGTCGAGTGTAAATTCTTTTGTCAATTATAATTCTCCGAGTTATAGACGGGGATGTCTATGTGTTATTATATAGATTTATTTAGGTTTTTGTCAAATTAATGATTACCGTTTTCTTCAGTGTAAAACATCCAACGGCCTTCTTCATGATTCCAATGACGGTTGTCATAAAAATTAAAATGCATACAATAACCAGCCAACCCAATTTCAAAGTCTAATCCTGCATGACTTTGCTGTATGGTCCAATTTAAATTGAACGATATTATGCTAGAATCTTTGTAAACCTCTAATTCGATAAACTTATTTTTGAATGGAGTTACATAGAATGTGCTCCATAAGTTCTTAAACTCTTTGCTCCAGGGGTTGCGTAGATTAAAGTTAAATGATATCATGTTCTTATAGTCTTTCTTTCACGTTCTTCTTCCTGCTTACGCTTCCATTCTTGGTAGAATAGTTCTGCACATTGCCGTTTGACTTCCATAGGTACATCAGGCATCCAATGTGCATCTCTGCAATCATAGTACCGTCCATTTGCACCAAAATCGCTATTCACTAAAATAGCGACACATATGAATAGTGCTAGTACAATTAAGAAATTACGCCAAACGCCCATGCAGTAAGTCCAATATAAGTTATGTAATGAAGATATTGATCTAGTCCTAGCAACCACCAAAATTGTTCATGTGTGTTTGCTCCCCAACCTAAACGACTATTTAGATTCATTTTAGCCCAGTCAATATGATAGTGGACAACGGCATCGACAAATGCCATCCAAACAGCAATAGGAGTAAATGCAAACAGACACAGGTATGTGCCTAGTCCATGTAGTCCTGCATGTAGTATGCCTCCGGGATGTCCGTAGGTACCTTTGTTACTGTATTGAAATTTTGTTTGCAGTGGAAAGTCTACAATGCAATGTTTTGTTACCAGCAAGGTCAGTACAATTAAAATTTCCATTATAATCTTTCACTTAATAAGATACGGCAAAGTTTTTCGTCTTTTTCTGTAGCAAATTTAAACACCATACAGTCTTCACGTGGAGTATATACAAATCTGTCACCTGGCAGTCCAAATACTTCTAGTACCATAGCACAAGTTTCATTCCACCATAAGTTTCCTTGACTGTGCCATTCTACTAGAACGTGATGGTCAAACTGCTTTTCGGTAGTTTCCTTTTTCAGGAATGACATGCCGTACTCCTCCACGCGGATCTTCCATGTCGCCTTTGCGTCTTGGAATCATGTGTATATGCGGATACATTACAGTTTGTCCAGCACTTTCACCGAAGTTTTGTCCAACGTTGAATCCGTCCCACTGTTCAGCAATGACACCTTCCATGCCCATACTGTATGCGGCTTCATAGCATTTCATAACACAGGCATAGTTTTCGTATGCTGGTACAAACAACAAATGGCCTTCTGTTACTGGATATTTGTCATAGAATACCCATACGCTGTCTGTTTTGTGTGCAAGGTCAGTCCATACTGCACGACCTTCATTGAGTGCTTGTTCAAGATCAGTCATAATGTTGTTCCTCCGGATTCCATTTGCGCCACCATTCTTCCCAAGGAAAAACAATCCATTGCGGGTCATTAAATTTATTAATGACTTCGGCGGCATAGTCTATTTTTAAAGTACTTGTGCTAACTTCGTTATCGTAGAGTACAGCAACACGAACATTGTTATTCCAAATGTCTTGCCATTTATCATTGTCGGGGAAACATCCACTAGGCCAGTCTTCTTTGATCCAACTTAGAGTAGCACCGCTATCATTAATGTCATCTACGATAAGAATCTTCTTACCGTTAAATGCATCTTCAGCCATCCACAGATTAGACTCGGGAGCAGAAGTTTCGTCACGCAGACTAACCTTCAATGCTTCCATAGGACGTCCAAGGTATTGACTAATAAGGTTGGCTGGTGTGAGCCCGCCTCTAGTAATACCTACTACGTAGTCGGGAGTCCAGCCATCGATCCACATCTGGCGAATTAACTCTTGGACCTGACGCTGTACATCATTCCAACTTACGTAGACCTTCTTCATGCTGTCAATCCGTGTGCTAATGCTTGTAATTCTTCTTTGGTCATGAAAAAGTTGTAGACACTAGATTGATTAACTGTGCCATCTTCTTTAAGACCTTCGTTGATTAGATCAACACTAAACAAGCCTTTAGGACTAATGACTTCGTGCTTAACTAAGCGAAGACGAAATCCACTGCTTTCTTTAATAGTCATTTCTTTGCGTGTGTGCGCTACTGATTCATGAAGTTCCATTACTATCTCCTTTTATTGCTTCAAATGTTCTATACTTGGCTAATGCATTTACGTATTCATCGTACTTTTTCTTTAGCGACGGATACTTAGCCTCCATTGTAGCATCTCTTTCAGGAATCATCAAGACTTTTTCAATGGTCTTTAGCCGTTCTTCTAAATCAATGCCATTAATAACAACTTTACCCTTGACTTCTAATGCCGCATCTTTTTCCAAAATAACTTTATTCTCACCGTAGGGCATAGTCATTACGGCTTTGCCATTTGAATTAGTAAAGTTTGTACTTGAACTGGTCCAACTAGCACCAGAAGTAACAGTGCCGTTTGACGCAAGTGTAGCACCAGTTCCACCTAATACAGTTGGGTAATTTACTTTATAATTAAAGTTACTCAAAATAACTCTCCAAAGTTCCTTTACGCTTAACGTCTAGTGTTTGGCAATGGAAGCCGCCACTCATTGTACGTGCTTGACGTTGTGGCAAGCCAATAGTTTCAATACCGTGCTTGTCTAACACTCTGCGTATGACATCTTGATCTTTGTCAATGATAACAAGATTAGGATTAACACTCAGCATATTCATACCAATCCAAGGACTGCAAGGAGGAATACCTCCGGGCAATTCTGTAGGTGCAGTATACATCATATCTGGAGTGATCCAGATTTTATCCCAGTCTTTGAAAATCTGTGGGTAATGATCTTCACGCAATCTTGCACCGTTAAACATAACCAAACCTGGACGTAATGGAATAACTGTTGAATCAAAGTGTGCAAAGAAGTAAAAGCCTTCTGCTAGGTGTAGTTTGTAACCACGCTTTTCGACAATGTTCTTCATCCACTGATAACCTTTAAGTGTTCCAGTGTTAGAAACTTGATACAACAAGTCTTTACCTAAACGTACAACATTAGGTGCTTCCCAGATAATTTCGTGATTCTTAACTGTAGGCTTGCTTAGGTCTTCTACTTGATATAAGTCGTCTAGCAAAATAGGCTTAGGTGCTGAGATCCATTCGACACCTTCCTCAACTTGCTGTGTTAAGTAGTCGTAGTAAGCACGGCTTTCGTATTGACGGCAACGTCCTGGACTTGCGGCTTCTAATACTAAATTATCTAATGGCAACAATAAATCACGTGGACAGAATGTATACCAGCCAGTTGTAGTCCAGTCTGGACTGCTGAACTCTTTACTGTGATCAACGCTCTTAGGTCTGTGTACTTTAACACCTAGTCCACGAAGTGTGTCTGCAAGTGTTTCTAAGTCTTCATTTGCTTCATCACGAATGCGTTGGTCATGTGGACCTTGTAGTACTTGTAATTCTTCTAATGTGTATTCTGCGTAACTAAACGCTTGTACTGCCCTACTCATTGTTGGCAACATTGAGTGGTCTGCGGTACCTACGATGATCTCCTCTAATGGATCCCAATCGTTATGTGAGCAAATTGCCATATTCTTCCTTTATTATTTTTATGAATTCATCTTTATCTAGATGTAGATACTTGTGGAAACTCAATCTGTTAGTTGGGCCTCCACGATTGTATTCTTGCCACTTACTATCTCCTAGTGCAAACATAACAGTATTAGAAGGTTCTAGTCCTAGCAGACTAGCAAACTCTAATTGTTTGTGTTTGTAGTTGACTGTAATGTAGTCTGGTGAAAACTGTTGCAAGAAATAACTGCCTAGTTTTGCACCGTACTTGTTATTGTAACTTCTATACTGGTAAACAAACAATGGGTCGTCATCATTTATTCTTGTCAAACGCATGCCTACTCTTGCGTGTGCGATGGGAAAGTATTTGCTGACACTGAATGCAATATCTGTGATACAAGGATAGGTAAAGTCGTAGACCATGTGCGAACTGATACCATAGTAAGCACAATCTATGAGAACAGGTATATGTAGTTCAGTGCATTTTTCCATGAGCCATTCATATGACTCATGTTTATTTCCAGTGTCAGCAAATGGAAAACTGATTACTACAGCATCGTTTTTATCTAAAAGGTCGTCTTCTAGATATTTCCAATTAGGCCAACTGTTCCGCCATGCTAATTGATGATACATGTATTCGCCTTTGAAGCAACGGAATCTACGTGTGTGATGCTTCATGTAGAACTTGTCAAAGGCTTCTGTAGTACCTGCACTGAATACAGGATGTTTAAAATCTTCTAAGCCAACGAATCTACTTAGACTTGTACTTTTAATCCATGCTAGATATTGTTCACAGAATTCGTCAGTGGTATATTTGCCAAAGAATGTGTGTTCATTGTAAGCATCGTAGGACACAAGTGCATTTACAAAGTTAGGATCTTCTATGGCAAATGCGCCACCGAGAAGTTTGTCTCTGTGGTCGTAGGTAATCTTAACCATTTAAGTGAGTTACCTGCATAACAGTGAAATCTTCAATGCCAAAGTTTGCGGCACCGTGCCATGTGTCGCCGTACCACGTATAAACATCACCAGCATTCCATTCACTGATAACATTGCGACCAATTTGTAATACTTGTCCAAAACTCCAGTCAGTTAACATCACTGCTGAACGACCTATTTTCTTTTGATGCTCTGGACCTAAGTTGTGTTCTCGAATAAATGTAGCATAACTGTCAAAGTGCCAGAAACTTAGATATCCTGGAGTAATCTTTAAAAAGTTGTAATGCTTTTTGCCGTAGTCAAAACTATTGTAGGCTTTTTGTAGTCCTGTGCTTAACTCTGGACTTAGACACATATAATGTAGAGTAGGTTCTTTTGGAACTTGCCATTGTGCGTATAAATCTTCTAGTTGAAGTTTAAGGTCTGTGGCATGAGTGTTCCATTTATCTTCTTTAGGAACTTCATGTGTTTGATAAGTTTCTAACCATTTAAAGTTAGAAAGGTCTGCGGGCGACCATGTCACCGGCAGACTAGTTTTAATTGCTCCAGTTTTAAACCAATTTTTAAATCCTGGAGATTCCAGCAAGGGGTTTGTCATTGTTATTCTTCCTGCTTTCTAAGTAGTGTTCGTTGTGTATCCAACGGTTATTTACTAGGAATCCCCAATCACGCTTCTGAGGTCCTGGCATAAACATAGTCCAGCATTCAACTTCTGGATCAAGTTCAATACGATGATAACTGTTAGCCTTGCAAATACGGAAATGACCAGGAGCACGCCAGTGTGCAATTTCTCCGAACTTACGACCTTCTTTATCAAACTGTGGAATCCATTCCCAGTAGCCGCCTTTGAGAATCAAAGTAGCGTAAGGCCATGGGTGATCATGCACATCATCGGGATCTGATTTAAGAAACTTATGTATGAACACATTAAATGGAAATCTTGTTCTGTCCTTAAGAAAAACATAATACC